AGTCTGTTTTTCAGTCGAATAATAGAAGCGTGAGGATCACAGGCTCCGTCTACTTTCCAGTCTCCTGAATTGATAGCCGATAACATAATCTCTACTGCCTCTGCCATTAGTTCACGGTCTGTCATCGCTCGACACCCTCAAGCCTGTCAGCAACCAGCTTGGCGTAGCCTGCAATGTCCACCCAGGAATCAGCGTAGTTGGGATCGCCATTGATGATCCGACCGATCTTGTGAGCGATCATCTCGAGCGCCTCACGTTGATCCGCTGCTAGGTCCAGGTCCTTCTTGAAGTTGAACATCACGAACTTCAGTTCCTGGGTGATGGCAGCGTGATCGACAAACTTTCCGTACCGGCTACCGCGCTCGTTCAGTATTCCGTTGATGCCGGTCTCTGGTTCCTTCTCTTCCAGCATCTTCCATGCGCTCGGGTCGAAGGCAATTTCCTCGACGTCGATTGATGGCAATCGGCCCTTAAAAATATCCAGGTCCTCTTCCGATATCGATCCCGATTTCGCCGAGATCGTCGTCGGAGATGTAGTCGTCGAAGACTTCGACATCTTCTTGGCGGCGCGTTTGCGGACGATTGGTGCTAGCTTTGATCGGACGGACGGCTTTAGGTTTTTTGACTTTTGGTTCACTCGGTTTCTCCTGTCTAGGTTTTGGGTTCTCCTCGATTTCAAGAGTGTTGAACCGGTAGCCACAGCTCAAGCACTCTCTACGTCGCTTCGGTAATCCATCTTCGTTGGCCCTGGTCTCAAGTACCTTGGTGTCAGAGCCACACTTCGAGCAGCGCATCAGGCAGGCGTCTTCTCTTCCTGCTTGACCTGGTACTGCTGACGCAGGAAGTTATCGAGGTCTTCTTTATTGAAGCGCCATACCCGCCCAAACTTTCCAGCCGGGATCTTTCCATCCCGTGCCAGAGCCCGAAGGCTCATGGGTCTGATATGGAGGTAAGCAGAGGCCTGCTCGACAGACATAATCATTTTGTTTTCACTCCTGTTCTGATGGCTTATCTTTTGCCCACTGCGAACAGAATGCAGCCACCTCGCAATACTGTTCGCATCGGCGGTATCCGCCCTTTCTCTCTTCAATCGTGTAGCCATCGGGGGGTGAGCCCAACGACTCTCGCGTGTCAGACAGCTTGGTTGCCTTCTTCCCGCCGATCTTGATCAGCGCGAACTTAGAGCCGGTGTACCAACGCTCTTCATCGGAGCAGGGAACAGACTCTCCCTTGTCCGCTTCCTGGTGGAGACGAACACGCTCCTCGATGTAGGCCATAGCCTCATCGTCTGACCACACTGGAACGTCAATCACCTTCACATTGCTCTTCGGGTACTGGGGGTTCCGTGCAATCTCAGCGCGGCGCCAGTCTCTGAAGATGGCAATGACCTGAAGCTTGTCTACCTCATGTCCATTCGCTTTCGCCAACATGCGTAGGACGTTGAGCTGCCGTTCCCACGACACGTCGCCGTCTGCTTTGTAGACAGAGCAGACCTTCCAGTCCTGCAGGGTTTTGTCTTCGAGATGGAGTCGGTCGAACTGGCCTGACAAAGACCAGCCGTTGACGTCCATGAAGAGTCGTTGCTCTACGAGTGCGGAGGTACCGGCTCTCTCCAGAACCGTGTGTACCGCCTGTCCCATAAGGGACCAGACACGCTCAGAGACATCTTCGACAACTGCATGTTTGAACTGTTTGTAAAGCGCCCTACGTTGAGGTGCGTCGATTAGTTTGGTGACCGAGATGTCCCCGCCACCGGAGTAAGGATCGTTCCTTACTGCAGCAACGAAGGCATCGGGTAGCCCGTGAAGGTTGGTTAGGTTTTGCAAGATCCGTTCAGCTTTCTGTAAGGTTTACGTCAGGTGCGTTTCAAAAAATCAAAAATCGATTTCGACTTCGTTAGATTTCGGTGCGGGAGCGCTGCTTCTGGGCGCTTGCGTTTGGTTCGGTAGCCTCAGCAGTCCGCTCTGGAATGCGTTGCCGTTCTTGGAGACCCGGTTCCACAGCGCCACCTCGTACTTAGTCCCGTCAGGGAATGTGACGCTACCCGTCGCATCTGGACCTTTAGGGTTCTTCTTTTGTTTGTTCTGGAAGAGAACGATCTGAATTTCGTTTGATTCGTAAGCCATGTTTTTTCCTTTCGTTGTTTAGGCTGTATCTTTTACAAAGACTCCATTGGGCATGAGCGTCCCGGTGCGGTCTTTGATTTCTGCGTAAGCGCCTGCCAGGCAGGTGGTTAGGTCGATGTTCTGCAGAGCGCAGAAGTTGATGAGGCAGACCATCACGTCGCCCACCCCGTCACAGATCTGGGGCTTGTTCTTCTTGACGGTGGCATCGGCCAGCTCGCCCATCTCACTCACTGCCTTGAGCAGCTGAGTCTCCGGGGTGCTGTTGGGGATGATCTTTCGATCCTCTGCCCACTTGAGGATCTTCATCTCGAGGTCCTCGTAGGTCATGCCGCCTCCTTAGCCTGCTTGGCAATCCGCTCCTGCAGCTTGGAGGTCACCTCTGCCGTCTTGGCTAGAGGCAGATGCTGTATGTCGGAGATCCCGTACTTGCCACAGATGGTGGCGAGGTCAACACCAGCAGCTTCGGCGAGCGCCGTAATCGACGCAACTTCATCCGGGCCAACATGTTTCTCTTCAGCCCGTGGATTGACCTTAGCAACCGTTGCCGTGGGCTTAGTGGCGGGTGTCGCCTTTGCAGCGACTTCATGCGTTGTCTTATCCGCATCGTTATCTCCTTCGGTGGGTATGCAGAAGGCCTGAATACAGGCGTACTTGAATGCGGCTGACATGGCCTTGTTGGTGGCCTTGTCGCCGCTATCCATAGCTTCCCCAGCTACAGAGATGACGTGGCTCGAGCCGTCCTTGGCCGAGACCATGGCGTAGTCAACATGCAGGGAGACGGAGAAGATCACCGTCCCGTGCTTGTTGACCCGCTCTGTTACATCCTTGCTCTTGACCAGCGGCAGGATGCACAGCCCTTCCGATGAAAGGATGGGCGCCAATGCGTTATAGACATCATCGATACCCCGGAATGAATATCCCTGGGAATCGTTCTTCTGGTCCTTGCCGATACCGTCTTTGGCAAGTCTCGCCATCACATTTGAGATGGCGGTGTACACGTGAGGTGTACTCATCTCGGTTCTCCTGGTTGGTGGTCTGACTTAGGTTCCCGCTGGGTATCCCAGACCTTTAGATACCAATCGGTTTACTTATCTATCCCCTATAGAAAACCTATAGGTTTACTACCCTTGCCCGTCCGGTGAGCAAGACTCAGCCATCCCTGACGTAGAGACGTCTGAGTCCTTTACACCTTGCCCGTACCGGAGCCGCAGTGACTCGCCAGCCTTTCGATCTAAAGGGTGCTGGCTTCGCCGCCCTATTGCCGTACTTCCTGATCTATCCCCCTGGTCGGCTCTTAGATCCACACCGCCAGTCGTTACCCTCCCCGGTGTAGTCGCAGTCGAAGTCTTCCTTCGACGTGGCAATCTTAGCTTAGAGTTTTACGGCACAAACACACATCCGACGTGTAACCCTGCTAAAGATTGCGTTTCGATCCATATGTTAGATCCATTATAATCCTCATCAAGAACTCCGCAAGTCATTGTCTCAACGAGGAAATAATCAACATAAGGTTACGATCGATTTGTGTAGTGTAGTGTATTTCTAGGTGGGTTTATGTAGGGGATTTCCCTAATGCTTCCTAACGGGAAACGGCCCCACAATATCGGTTCGAGTTACCAAAACGAGGAGAGGTGGGGAGTGAAAACCCTAGAGGATTTTGGAATACATCTCGGTGGGAGAACCGGGGAAGAAGTGAAGGTGACGTGCCCTAAGTGCAGTCACACACGGAAGAAGAAGAACTACCCGTGCTTGAACGTCAACACCAACAAAGGTCTCTGGCATTGCTGGCACTGCGGATGGAGTGGAGCGCTTAAGGATGGGGAGTACAGCCGTCCTACGCTGGCCCACAAGAAGAACTACGTGCGCCCAGAGTTCAGGCCTGCAGCTCTATCCGATAACGCCATCGACTTTCTGAAGAAGAGAGGCATCACCACTGAAGTCATCATCCGCAATCGCATCTCGATGGAGCGGATATGGATGCCGCAGATCGAGGACGAAGCGAACTCGATTGCCTTCCCGTACTACCGCAACGGTGAGGTGGTGAACATCAAGTACCGGGACGGAGCGAAGAACTTCCGTCAGGTCGGTGGTGCAGAGAAGATTCTCTACAAGTGGGATGACATCGCAGAGACAACGATCATCTGCGAAGGTGAGTTCGATGCCCTGGCCCTCGAGGTCGCCGGGTTTCAGAACGCAGTGTCAGTACCCGATGGCGCACCCGCTGCAAACTCCAAGTCATTCGACACCAAGTTTGAGTTCCTCGATGACGAGAAGCTGGAGACCGTCAAGACATTCATCCTTGCTGTTGACTCCGATGAGCCAGGTCGCAAGCTCGAGGACGAGCTGTCCCGTCGTCTCGGTAGAGAGCGTTGCCTACGAGTGCAATGGCCATCCGATTGCAAGGATGCAAACGAGGTCCTGCTCAAGCATGGGGTAGAGGTACTGCGCGAATGTATTAACGCCGCGCATTCATACCCGATCGAAGGGATCTTCTCGGTTGCAGACTTTGAAGAAGATCTGAAGTCGATCATCAACGGTGGCCTGCCTCAAGGTGAGTCCACCGGGTGGAAGGTAGTCGATAACTTGTACAAGCCGTGCCCGGGTCAATGGACTCTGGTCACCGGCATCCCCTCGATGGGCAAGAGCGAATGGCTGGATGCTCTCGCCATCAACATCGCAGAGAACTCTGACTGGGTCTTCGGTGTTTGTTCGCCTGAGAACCAGCCAATCACCTGGCATACCGCCAAGCTACTCGAGAAGGTTCTTCAGAAGCGCTTGAGCCCCGGTGCTGTGAGCGAAGAGGAGTTTAACTGGGGCAAGCAATGGCTGGCTGATCACTTCAAATTCATTATGCCCGACGAGCCCAGCCTCGATGCTGTGCTGGGTAGAGCGAAGGAGTTGGTCAGACGGTACGGCATGAAGGGATTGATCATCGATCCCTACAACGAACTCGATCACACCAAGCGCAAGGAGGGCGTAGCAGAGACCGAGTACGTCTCTTCGTTCCTCACCCAGCTACGCAAGTTTGCCCGGGAAGAGTCGGTCCACATTTGGTTGGTCGCTCACCCGGCCAAGCTCATCAAAGACAAGGACGGTGTCTACCCGGTACCTGATGGCTACACCGTCAGTGGCTCGGCTCACTTCTTCAACAAGGCCGACAACATCGTCGCCGTCCACCGTGACGTGACCAACCCGCATGCATGCACCGAGGTCCACGTTCAGAAGATCCGTAGTCGTTGGCTGGGTCGTCGTGGTGTCGCCGAGATCTGGTGGCGCCCTGAGTGCGGTCGGTTTTCAGAGAATCCTATCGCACCACCACCGCTCTACAGCCTGCAAGCACTAGAAGAGGAAGCGAAGGCGTATGACGTTTCGTAGTGCAAAGCTTCTGAAGCTGGCCAGAGACCAGGCCTGCGTGATGTGTGGTGTCAGAGATGGCACCGTCGTATGCGCCCATTCAAACATGGGTGAACACGGCAAGGGGATGAGCTTGAAAGCGCATGACGGCATGACGGCATGGCTCTGTCTCGAGTGCCACTTTGACTATGACCAGAACGGGAGGATGAGCAAGAACGAACGAGAGCTATTCATTAAAACAGCAATCTGCCGCACCTACATGCGGCTTTGGGACCAGGGACTAATAGAGGTAGTAGATGCCAAACGAAACAGTAAAGCGACTAACGGAGATCGAGGTTGAACTTACTGGACAAAGATTCTGTACGTCGTGCAGGTACCACCAGGACAAACTTGGTGGCAAGTGGATCATCTCTGGGAACGGGATGAATCGCAGGTGGAAGTGTGGTGGATGCTTGAAGCGCACCGCAGAACGTAGCAGTTGGAATTCAATTACCGGTGATGAGGAAGAAAGGAATGACCGAAAACAAAGACGCGGCTGACAACTTGGGATGGCTGGTCCACTTGATTCGCAGACACGCGAACAAACTGCAGACCATCGCTGCCGATGCGACAGACGTGAACGAGATCTACCGCTTGGCCTTGGAGATCAAGACCGATGCGGAGATGTTGAAGAGGTGGGCTATCAATGAAGGAGAACGAAGATGCTCGGGTCAGTAGAAGTGCCGTTGACTTTGCTGTTGTGGTTGATCGTGATCTTGTTGGTGCTGGCGATGGCTGGGTTTGTAGTGCTGGTTGTGGCCGGGTTTGTGTCTGACGCAAAGAAGCAGAAGGAAGCAGCCCGGTGGGAAGCGTTGGTCAGAGGTAGGCGTGGCTGACATCGCTATGTGCAAAGGAGACGGGTGTCCATTGAAGGAAACCTGTTATCGATACAAGGCGAGGGCCAATGAGTTCTATCAGTCGTACTTCGCAATCGTTCCGTTCAACAAGGATGGAACCTGCGATCACTACTGGAAGATGATTGGGCCAGAGAGGAACTAATGATTGATCAGAAGATAGAGGAGTTGCTTGACCGGTATCGCAGTCTGGAAGACCAGTATGCCCAGGCTACAGCGGACCGTGTTCATGCGGAGGACTACAAGAAGTCTTTGCTTGCGTTGTTGATGAAGGATGCTGAGAGCTTTGGCGCCAAGACTGCAGCTGCCCAGGAACGAGAGGCCCTGTGCAACCCCAAGTACATCGAGTGGCTCGAGCATGTAAAGACGGCGGTGGCCAGACACGAAAAGCTTAGGTTCCACCGGTCACGGCTGGAGCTGGAGGTGGAGGTCTGGAGAACTGTTCAGGCTAACGAGCGGATGGAGAGGAAGGCTTATGGCGCGTAGCACCATTGACCTGATCAACGAGGCCATGGAAGTACCGAAGAGCGAAGACTGGTACTGCCTTGGGATCGAACAGATCGAGCGCCTAGCAGACCTAGTCCGTGAGGACTGCGCTCAGGTAGCAGAGATGGCCAACATGGCCCAGGTGGATATAGCGAGGGTGATCCGAGAAAGGAAGAGCAAATGAGGAAGCTGTTAGCTGGAGTGTTGATGGTGCCAAGCATTGCGCTGGCTGAGTTCGAATCAGGCAATAGCCTGCTGCAACAGATGAAGTCTTCGAATGTTGCGGATCAGATGCATGCGATGGGGTTTGTGAAGGGGGTGATCGACGTCTACCTGAACGTAACCATCTGCCCCCCGAACGGAGGGAAGGGAATCACTGGTGGTCAGCTCAACGACATGATCAAGAACTACCTGGAGAACAACCCAGCCGTTCGCCACAAGACTGCGGAGAGCATCATCCACGACGCTCTCAAACCTCTGTGGCCGTGCCCCCAAAGAAGAAACAACGGTTCACCCATCTGAGAACAGGAGATCCGATGCCAGGGAAATATATCAATTTTGATATACCGGGGAAGGTGGTAGGGAAGGGTAGACCGCACTTCGTTCGCAAGACCGGAGTGGCGATCACCCCCCAGGCAACCAGGTCCTACGAGTCAGTGATTCGGGACATGGCCTACCGTCAGATGCAGGAGCGAGGGTGGGAATGTTGGGAAGGGATGGTGGCGGCAAAGATTACCGCTGTCTTCGAGATCCCGAAGAGCTGGCCCAAGAAGAAGAAGGAGCTGGCCGAGGAGAACCTGATAGCTCCGGGTAAGCCAGACGTAGACAACGTCGTGAAGATCGTTCTGGACGCCTGTAACCGGACGGTGTATGTCGATGATACTCAGGTGGTCAGGTGTACCGTAGAGAAGGTCTACGGCCCGTCTAATGGCCTTAGCGTGGCCTTCGAGGAGCTGTGACATGTTCAGCTCACCCGAAGCCGCATTGAGGTTTGCCTTCCGAATGAGGGACAAGACAAT